TCCGGGTGTGTTGGGACCGCTGGGCTGTGTGCATGGCTGAGCATACGAACAAGACGAGAGACTACTGGAGAAGGCAGCTACCTACCAAGATAGACGAGCTGTGGCTGACACCAGAAGACATGATCCTACCTAAGTACGGGATCGCAGACGGAGTATGGGAGTAACCATGAAAGAAGTTATACTGGCAGCAGCACTCATAGTAGTAGGTTTCTTTGTAGTGACTACTTGTGTGGACAGAGCCAACGCCAAGGAGACTACCACCTTGGAGGATGCGCTTGAGCGCCCGGTGGTGTTGGAGCGTAGCTACGACAACGATACAGGGGTAGTGTGTTACTGGGCTGTTCGTTACCCTCAGTACATCGCCTGCGTGCAGGTACGTGACCTCTCTCCTGCCCAGCATAGGAAACTAATCAATGAATGATTCTGTGCTCAGAGCTAGGATCAAAGCTGTCCTCGATGAGGTGGAGCAAGAGCTGATCGCTGCTTACGGGAACTTCCCTGACTTCCGCTCCGCTCATGAGGGTGTGGCGATAGTAGAGGAGGAGTTCCTTGAGTTTAGGAACGCAGCGTTCTGGCCACACAAGGAGGAGAGGCACAACCAAGACGAGGATGAGGCAAGACAGCTCGCAGCTATGGCTGTCCGGTACATCATCGACGTTCACTGCAAGACGGGGACACCTCGGTAATGGCTAAGACAGCGAGAGATTCATATCTTCGCCGTCGCTACGGTATCACCGAAGCTGAGTATGAAGCCATACTAGAGCTACAACAAGGTGCATGCTTCATCTGCGAGAAGGTACCGAAGCAGGGGCAACGGAGGCTTCACGTTGACCACCTGCACGTACTTAAAGATAAGAAGCAACCCCCGGAAGAGACAAGGAAACGAGTACGAGGGTTGCTTTGTTGGTCATGTAACGGAGCCATCGGTAAGTTCAAGGATAGCATCACTCTACTAAGAGCAGCAGCCGCGTATCTTGAAGAGCTACCGGCCCAACAGATTCTGAAGGGAGACATAGATGGGTAAACAGTTGAAGTATCTAGTGGATCACACAGGCGACAGGTTGGTGTTCGATATAGAAGTTTCACCGGCGATCTACTGGCTGTGGAAGGGAGGGTATAGTATCAACGTACCGACAGGTAACCTCATCAAGGAACCTGCGGTGATCTGTATCTCGTACCAATGGGAGGGTGAGAAGAAGATCCACACCCTCAAGTGGGACAAGAAGCAGAATGACAAGGCTATGCTCAAGAGTTTCATCCCGATTATGCAGCAGGCTGGTACCCTCATCGGGCACAACTCAGACAACTTTGATATCAAATGGCTGCGTACACGCTGCCTCTTCCATCGGCTACCTATGCCGCCTGAGTTCATCACCATAGATACATGGCGACAGGCGAAGAAGTATTTTCGCTTCCAGGGAAACGGACTCAAGTACATTGCGAAGTTCCTCGGCCTTGAAGGTAAGATCGAGCCGCCCGCAGGGTTGTGGCAGAGGGTGGTGTTCGACAAGGAAGTCGCGGCAATGAAGCTCATGGTCGAATACTGTGAACGCGATGTCGATCAGACGATGAAGGTCTATGAAGCCTTCCTCCCTTACACCCTCACCGTAGGTCACGCAGGCAACAACATGACGGACTGCCCTCACTGTGGCAGCAGCAACACCAAGTGGGAGAAGGATCGCACCACCCAGAAGGGTGGCCAGCACACGCAGTTCCGCTGCCACGCTAAGGGATGCGGGAAGTATGCAACGGTTGCATCTTCCAAATGGTACAATGACACTCCAATCAAGCGACGAAAGGGTACGACGAAGTAATGATAGAGGAGGTAACTACTATGAGAGTTTACCTATGTGGCCCCATGGCGGGCTGTACTGATGAAGAGGCAGGAGCTTGGAGGAAAGCAGCGACAACTCACCTCAACTCCTTCGGCATCACGACCCTGGATCCTATGGATCGTGACTACCGCTACACGAATTACGGGGATGACCCGGAGAGCGTGTTGCCTGACCTAGTGGAAGAAGACAAGATCGACATCGAGATGTCGGACGTGGTGCTTGTCAACTACACCAAGCCCAGCACTGGTACAGCTATGGAGATCATCCTAGCGTGGCAGAAGCAGAAGCGTGTGATCGTTGTGAATCCGCTAGGATTGCAGCTCTCACCCTGGGTCCACTATCATGCCCATAAGGTATATGGTAGCATGCATGAGGCGTACGATCATATCGTTACCTTCAACAACCGTATCCAGCGGTGACAACAAGGAACTGGCGGGATTGGTTCGTTCCACCTGATGAGGGTACCACCCAAAGTCAAGTGGAGGATGCGATCCGGGACGCCTCCGGGGCAGGGCACCAGGGAGATCACAAACCTAAGTACCTTGGTGAGAAGACCGTCGCCCACTGTGCCGCATGCCAAGAGGTTGTCAACTTTGAGACAGGCATGCACCTCATGATCACAAGTGAGTGGAGAATCCACATCGCCTGCTTCGCTGAGGTGTTGGAACGGCACTACAAGGACGGAGAGGTGATAGATCTCACCACTGGCACCATCAGACAGCTCAGAGAGGATGACCCCTGACCAGCAGGCAGGGGTTGCAATCTTTTGAAATAGAAGCTATAATTGAGGCTAAGGAGAGAGAATGGGACAAGATCATATCGAGTGGGTGTTTGACGATGCGAAGGCTACCATCATTAGCCGAGGAGAAGAGCGAGATCAGGCTGATGGTGAGCGTACCATCCCCCGCTGTGTTACAGCATTCAATGCTATCACTGGGCACGAGCTGTCGAACACAGACGGCTGGCTCTTCATGGAGATCCTGAAGAAGTGCCGCTCAGTCCAAGGTACTTACAAGTACGACGACTACCGGGACGGCGTAGGCTATGCCGCCCTGCGGGCAGAGGAAGCTAGGATGGAGCACGAAAAGAAAGAGGAGAGCTTCCCGGTCGTGATCAACACGAAGGAACAAACTATTCGACGGTTGACAGAAGAAGAACAGAAGCCAGGAGCTGCTGTGTTGCTGTCGGAAGATGAACAACTGACGAGGCAGTTCGTCCCGCCCGAGTGTGATACGCGGGGTTCGAGGGCACGCGGTGTTCGATGACAAGCTCAGCATAGCTAGATGGGATGCCTTCTTCATGGAGATGGCTTTCCTTGTGGCTTCCAAGTCCAAGGATAGATCCATCAAGGTAGGGGCAGTGGCTGTGGGGGAGGGGCACACCACACTGTCCATGGGGTACAACGGGTTCGTCCGGTACTGCGACGATGAGAACGAGGCCCGGCATGAGCGCCCCGAGAAGTACAACTGGACTGCCCACGCTGAGCTGAACGTCATCACCAACGCAGCACGCAATGGTACCAAGCTACTGGATGCCGTACTGTACACCACCTCCCACCCTTGTACTGAGTGCGCCAAGGCTATCGTGCAGGCTGGGTTCAAGGAGGTCATCATCCCCTCCAAGGAAGACGATCCTTTCTGGGTGCATGGAAGGTGGGGTGAGTATGAAGAGAACTTCAAGAAGGCCCGAGAGGTCATGCACGCAGCACAAGTGAGGATCATAGACCATGTCATTTGACAAGAAGGGTAATTGGGTAGGCAAGACAGAAGAGGAAGTGGAGGCCTTCATAAACTCGCTTGATGAGGAGATGCAGGCCATACCTCCGCAGTTGCAGCAGCAGATCCAGGCCCTAGGTAATCAGGTGCTGGGTGCTAACAGCGCCCTGGTCAAGTCGAACAGGAACAGGATGCAGGCTCTTAGTACCATCCTGTCCATGGGTGTCAAGCCAGTGGACATCGTGATCCCTGTGTATGGTGGCCTGCATGTCCTGGCCCCGTGCCTCGCTTCGATCCTTCAGCGTACAGGCTGGCCGTTCAAACTCACCCTCGTTGACGACGCCTCCCCTGACAAGGGTACCACTGCGTGGCTCAAGGAGTGGGCTGCTGCACACCCTGACCACACCGTGCTCTTCAACAAGAAGAACCGAGGCTTCGCAGCCACAGTCAACCGAGGCATCGAGGCGAGTGAGGGTGAATACATCTGCGTCCTCAACTCAGACGTGCTGGTCACCAGCGGCTGGCTCTTCAAGATGGTGATGGCCCTGGAGACAGACTCACGTAATCAGATCGTCAACCCCTGCACCAACAACACAGCCCTCATCAACGTCCCCATGCAAGAGGGCTATGACTACAACGATATGAACCGGGCATTCGAGAAGCTGTCTTCTCATGAGTACCCGGAGATCATGCCTACGGGCTTCTGCTTCTTCATGCGACGTGCCCTCATTGACACCATCGGCAACTTTGATGAGGGATACGTGTCCTACGGAGAAGAGTCAGACTTCTGGATGCGGTGTATCACCCGTGTCGTGAACGGACAGGTGACAAACTGGCGCTCGGTACTGGCTGACGACACCTACATCTTCCACGAGAGGGGCACCTCCTTCAGCGTGATGGGTGCGGAAGAACACATGGGGTTCCGGAAGTCAGGATCCTCAAGGTTCCACTCTATCTGGCCTGGGTACGGTGCATGGGCTAAGTCTTTTAATGTCGATCAGTCCCTGGCTACCTTGCGAGCCCCGGTCGCCGAGGATCTCATCAAGAAGGAGAACCCTGCTTATAGCATCTGCTTCGTGGTGTACAGCACAGAGAACTGTGGTGGCATGAAGGTGATCGCTGACATCGTCAACCACCTCAACGAGGTAGGGGTGGAGGCGAAGGTAGCTCACATCAAGCGCGACCCTAACATGAAGAAGAACGTACTACCCTCTCTGCGGACAGAGCCCATCGTATTCGACGGTGTGCCTGACTTTGTAAACAACTTCGGGGAGCGTGTGTTCACCAAGGGTATAGTGGTGGCGGGTACAGGCGAGTTGATGCCCGCGGTAGCCGCTGTCACTACCCCTGATCCTCACCTGACCTCTGTGCATTTCTCCCAGAGCGACGACACTTCCATCGCACCCACCAAGGAGATGAGGGAAGCTATCCAGAACGCCAACAAGCTGGCCGACTACACTTTCACCAACAGCCAGTGGACAGCGAAGAAGATGGCTAAGTCTCACAAGGTACACGGCTACGCTCGCCCTGGGTACGACGACCTCATGTTCTTCCCTAAGGGTAGGGAGGAAGGTGACGACCGCCCCACCGTGCTGGTATCCCTCGGCAATCAGGTCTACCCCTTCAAGGGACACGACCGTGGTGTCGATCTGTGTATTGAGCTTCAGAAGCTGTGTAAGGAGAACAAGAAAGAGATCCGTATCCTGGCTAACGGGGTGACGTCTGTACCAAGCGCACCCTTCATCGTAGGGCTGGACATCCTACCGCAGACACGCTTCGCCAAGATCCTAGGGACAGAGGTGGACGTGTACGTTGACCCTGCTAGCAACCACAGCTACGGGTTGCCAACGCTTGAAGCCATGGCTTCCGGTGTTGTCCCTGTGTGCTGGAACAACAAGGGTGTGCTGGAGTACGCCACTGACGGGCTTGATGCTATCGTCCTGGCCAACAAGACAACAACCAGCTTCATGGCAGAGAGGATCTACAACCTCCTGTTCAACGAGCCGAAGCGATTCGCTCAGCTCAAGGAGGAGGGACAGAAGACAGTTCGAAAGCTAGGCAGGCAGAAAGGTGTGCTTAGTTTCGTCAGCATGCTGGAGAAGAAACTCAACCTTAGGGTAGACTCCAAGAGGATTGCGGTTGTCACCCCTCACCTGCGGAAGCATGGTGGGCCTACTACCATCTTGGACACAGCCAACCTACTGCGAGAGGCAGGGCACGAAGTGTGCCTCTACAGTATCTACCCGGACATCGATCCTATCATACAGAAGACAAGCAAGGTACCGATCAGGCTTGACTGGCAGAACATCCCAGAGTGTGACGTGCTGATCTCCAACTCGGACAACGAACACAACAAGGAATTCCTTGAGATGGCACACATCAAGAAGAAGGTCATGCTCAAGCTGTCACACAACGAAAGGTTCCAATCGCTAGAGGCTGACTCATTGAACCTCAAGTGGGACGCCATCGCTACCAGCACACAGTGGTTGAAGGAAGCATGCGAGAAGGTGACTGACGGGTGGGAGTACAAGACACACAAGAACGCCCAGCGTGTAGGGTGGTATCACTACGGGCATGAAGTGTTCTGTGCCGCTGCTAACCGTCGCCGGTTCGGTAACAAGGAAGATGGACTCACCATCGGAACACTGATCCACGGGCACCCCCTCAAGGGGACCAAAGAAGCGCTAGCTGCCATGGAAACTATGGCTCGCAAGTACCCTGGTAAGCTCCAGTTGGTAGGTGTAGGTGAGATAGTTGAGTTCGCTAAGAACAAGCCCGACTGGTTGAACTACGTGCTCAGCCCATCGAGGGAAGAGATGGCGCACCTCATGTCGCAGGTAGACATCTGGCTCGTAGCATCTCATACCGAGGGGCTGGGTCGCATGACATTGGAGGCTATGTCCGCAGGGTGTGTCATCGTGTCCACCGATACAGGGGCTGAGTTCTTGCAGGACGGGAAGAACTGCCTGCTCTCTAAGATTGGTGACGTTGAGGGTCTCACCAAGGGTCTTGATCTGCTGTACCATAAGACAGAGGTCAAGGAAGACTTGATAGCAGCTAGCTTCGTGACAGCACAGGAAGCAGCCGACCCCTCAGAGTACAAGAAGAATTGGAACAAGATACTAGGAGGTTTGTTTTGAACAGAGAAAGATTGACTGAACTGATCGAGAGCAGCTTTCAGTACGCAGGGCCTGGGGAATTCAACAGCGTCAAAGATGCACTGCAAGTGGTAGGCTCAGCCCTTAGATACTTGACGAATCAGTGCGACGACATGGACACAGTGGAGGTTCCGGATGAAGATGGACCCGAGAATACAACTACTGATTGATGAGGTGCGGCGTACGCATATCCCGCTGTTCAATAAGCCTGCCCATGGAGCGGATACAGCAGAGGCGTATTGTTACGGGTGTGAAGGTTTGGAATTTGACTGCCCGGTGCTGGCAGTAGCAGACGCATTGGAGGAAGAGTATGCCGAATAAGACCACCATGGAAACGGCGCCGCTAACTAGAGCAGTTAGCATCTGCACATACAACCGAGCGGGTCATATCGGTGAGGTTATTGAAGGCGTTCTGTCTACAGTACCCAACGGGACAGACGTGTTCGTGTGTGATGATGGCTCTACTGATGGCACCGGTAGTGAGGTAGATGAGTTCACCGCCAGCGGAGTCACGTACTTCCGTGGTCCCAACATGGGCGTCGGTGCTAACAAGACGCG